CTCTTTTTATCTTTTCTTCAGCCTGTACTTTTAATTCTTCTACTTCTTGCTCTGTCAATATCCCATTATTCCAAACCCACTCTTTGCCTTCCATAATGCCTTCTACAAAAGCGTCTGGAGCACTTGGGTCTGCGACTATATCAGCCGCGGTTGCAAGATAAAAATCGTCTTTGACTACATTAGCACCACCTACATTTGCAAGTGTGCCCATTCCTCTACTTGAAACACCTAATTTTGCACCCTCATCAATTAAACTTTTCACTATTTTTCCATATGGGGTTTCTAAAATACGTGCCTCACCTATAAAATTACTGCCTTCTGGAGTGAGAGCTTTGATCATGTGCGATACTCTTTCTAGGTTTACCGTTGGGCCATCAGGATGACCAAGTTCGCCAAAAGCTCTATTTTTTTGAATAAACTCTCTATTATAACGAGCTACTTCTTTTTGTAAGATTTCTTTAGGATAGATTCTTCCATTTCTATTCTTCACATCGGATTGCATGAATACACCTTTAATGGAATAGTTTTTCTTTCCATTAGCTTCTTCTACAATATATTCTGCGTTTGATATTTCTTCGGTAATTAATTTCATTTGTATCTATCTCTAATTTCTCTCTAATATTTATACAAATTATTATCTGAAAACCACTAAAATCGTGTAATTATCACCATTTGCAAAATTCTTTGTGGATAATAAAACATCGCCTGTTGGTGTTGTTGCGTTGTTTGTTATCTCATTACCGTCAGCACGTAAGTCCCAAAAACCTTGACCAGACAACAAAACTGCGGTAGCGTTTGTTTCGCCATCCCATATCAATTCTACTGCTGATTTAGGATTAGCAGTATTAATTGAATAAAAGATTTTTGATATTTTACGATTGCCGTCTTCGGTCATAAAAGTTGTTGTACTTGCGTCAATTTTTTTAACTAAAGTTTCACCTGTGCCGTCAGAATAATTAGTTAATTTAACGCCAAACTTTACGCCTGTCGTATCAGTTAATACCTGTGTTGATACCGTGTCAGCCATATTAGTGTCCTACGCCAACAGCAGTAGCACTTACAGCACCACTTGATGAAATTGTATGTTTAGCATGTTTTTCAATTGTGATTTCATCACCTGCTGAGTTTAACAATGTTGTACCTAATGTAGTACTACCATCTTTAACCGTAATAGTGTTACTACCAGCAGTAGCAACTATTCTTACAAAGTGTGCTTTACCAATATCGTTATCAGTTAAAGTACCTGCGACAGCTGTTCCTTTAAGTATAAATGTTCCCATTTCTATCTCCTTAAAATTGTTAATGTTTCTTTATCAAAATAATTCATCAAATCTTGTTTGCTGACACCGAATTGTTTTGCAGCGTTATTAACATTCTTTTCAAAGTTTGCAATAACGTCACCATCTTTATCAGCCATTCTAAACACCATATCAACAGCACGCTTCATTTTAGGCGTGAGTTTGTTATACTGCCTAGTACGTTTGTAATCGTTTGCTTCAGTTATATTATCTTTTATAAAATTACTGAGCCACTTCATCACTTGACGCCTCTGGTGTTGCAGGAGTTTCAGCACTTATATCATTGCCACTAAACACATTTGCTTCTGGAGCGTCTGCGCCTTGTTGGCCTGTAAATACCGATCTTGCCACATCAGTTTTTGCGTCATCTAAAGCAGACGAAACTTTATCTGCAAGAGCATTTTTTAAATCATCTGCAGCTTGTGTGTTGTCTCCTTTTTGTAACGAATTAACGAATTTACCTATATTCTCTTTACTCATTATTTATCTCCTAATGTCGGTTTTTCTTCTTTACCATCATCCTCTTTTTCTCTAGGCGTAATGGGGTTTTCTTCGGGCTGACTTTCAGCACCTTCTTCTTCAATTTGTTTGTCAATTTCTTCTTGTTCTTGTTCATTTTGTTTTAATATTTTTGTTCTAATGTAATTGTTAGAGAAATACTTACCAACGTAACCTTCTAATTGTTGAGCAAGTTGTACTCTTTCTCTCATCATTTCGCTGTGTTTTAATTCAGCAAAGTAACCATCTTGTAAGAAAG